TTAGCGCGAGGTCGGCCAACATAAACAGCGCACCAAACGCAGCCAATAGAACTTCGCTACGCCGCGTTTGCGCAGACGATCCGCCAGTATCCCGAGCAACAATCGCCCAGGCTAATTCCGATGGCCATCGTGAAGAGCTGATTGACAACGGCTTGCCGATTGAAGCCTTCGACGTCCGCGAACCAGGATGCGGCCCATAGGGAATGCATTGCCCAGGACGATCCGATGCATGTTGCGGACAGCGGCGCACGGGAAGGGTCCAATTCCGAGCGTCTGTTTCCATACCTTCTAATGGCGCCAACTCGTCGAGCGCCTGACGTGGCCAATCATCCTGCTTGAGGAAATAACGTAAGACCCTATTTTTACTGGCCAGTGACAGGGACTTTGAACAAAACCTGGTAAGCCGACTTGAAATGATCGAAGTGTCCCATGTGGGCTGCGGTCGGTCTTTGGCGTGCTCGTTCGGCGGCTTCGTCTCGTTCCGAATCGGTCCATGTGCTATACTCACAACCCGGCGAGTATGCCGGTGCCGGCCGGGAAGTTCGTGGCCTATTCCAACGCAACGTCCTGGCCGGCCGAACCACCTGAGCTACGGCGATCGAACGGAACTTGGCCATGAGAGTGCGTCGCACTAACGACCCTAACATTTGCTACATGCAGGCCGACGGGGCCGCTCGGCATCATTATGGCATTCTTGAATTCAAAATCGACACGCGAGATCGGCAATTTATCGCGACTGCGATCTTGCTCGACGGCGGTGAGTGGCCTCCGATTGACGCTACTGAGATGTTCGAAAAGTTTCTGCGTGAGGAAGGCGGCGGGGTCCCCGTGCCAGCGTGCTGACTGGTCAGGGGGCGGCGGGGTCCTGGGGCGGGGTGAAGGCCGGCGCCAGCAGCGACCTTCGCCGATGTGAATCACGTGGATTTCTCGAGCACCGTTCGCCCATCGTTCCTCAGTGGTTGATATGGGTTTTAGCGCTAAGTGCCTGGGGCCGCGGGGGAATTTAAGTTTTTAGGATTGCTCGGCAGTAATGGCGGCGGCGGGTCGCTCGCGGCTAGCTAAATCGTCGCAATTTTCTATTGCGGCACTAAGTGCGCAGATGATCGTTGTTTCTGGCGACCTTTTGAGGCTCGTCTTCCAGATTTAGAACCGAGGATGAATTGCCATGAACTCCGACGAACCCCTTAACATACCTCGCCAACGCGGCCGTAAATCAGCTGCATCCCTCGCGATCTCCGGCGACAGTAAAATGCGCATATTGGCGCCGCCGCCGCGGTTGACGGATGACGAAAAGCTCATATGGCGCGAAACCGTTGCAAGCGTAAAAGACGGCTGGTTTTCGGGTAGTGAAACTTTGCTAGAAACGTATTGCCGTGCGATCGCCGTCGAGCGACGACTGGCCGAAATGTTGCGACAATCCGACCCGGCGAAGGATCAGGGTTTTGCCGAAACTGTTCGCCTGCATAGATCCGCGATGTTAGCGGTCGCGCACCTCGCTGGGCGACTGAGATTGACAGTGCGCTCGCTGGTTGCACGCGGCGCGTCGAGGGTTGCCCCCAGAGGACCGGCACCGTGGGAGGATCGGCCCGATCCAGAATCGCTTCCGTCCTAGCCCGGCCGATCGGAAGCAACCCGACTCTGCCCCCGCGGCAAGTTATGGCAGAATGCCTGTCGCCTTTCGCAGGGGGCACTAAATGAAGATTTCAAGCTGGTTACCGTTTCTGCCGCTGCTAGTCGTTGTTATTGAAGCAACGCTGCCCGCCGACGCGCAGCCCTATCCGTCGCATCCGATTACGATCATCGTGCCGGCTCCCGGCGGCGGCGTGTCCGACACGCTCGTGCGCCTAGTTGCCGAGCACATGCGCGAGAAGCTCGGTCAGCCGGTGCTGACCGAAAACATGGGCGGCGGCTCCTTAACAATCGGCACCGCCCACGTAGCGCGCGCGGCGCCGGATGGCTACACGTTGTTGCTTGGCAACTCAGAGGTGTTTGTCCTGACGCCGGCGACGAAGCCGGCGCTGCCGTACGATCCGCTAAAAGATTTCGCGCCGATCGCGATGCTGCCGAGCTATCCGTTCATGCTGGTGACGACCGACAACGTCCCGGCCCGTAATCTCAAAGAGCTGATCGGCTGGATGAAATCGAAGAGCGACAAGGTCCTGCAAGGCACCGTCGGCAGCGGGACAATGCAGCAGCTCTGCGGTATCTCGATTCAGAACACGGTCGGAGCAAAGTGGCAGCTCATCCCCTATCGCGGCGGCATCCCGGCGATGCAGGACATGCTTGCCGGGCAGATCAACTTCATGTGCACGGCGACGGGCAGTTTTCTGCCGCTGGTGCATGCCGGACAGATCAAGGCATTTGCGATAACCGCTCCGAAGCGGATCAAGGCGGCACCGGAAATCCCGACTGTCGATGAAGCTGGCTTGCCAGGCTTTTACGTCGGCATCTGGAATGCATTGTGGGCTCCGGCAGGAACGCCGAAGGAGATCGTCGCCAAATTAAATGCCGCAGCAAATGCGGCCCTGTCCGATCCGGCCTTCCAAAAGAAAATTGTCGAGCTCGGTCTCGACATGCCGCCGGACAATCAACGTACGCCGCAAGGGGTCGCCGACAAGCGTGACGCCGACGATGCGAAATGGTGGCCGATCATCAAGGCGGCCGGGCTGAAAGCCGAATAGAGCCGTCGGGCTTTACCAGCTATCGGTCGCATCTCCCGCTGGCTTGTTATCGGATGCGAAGGACAAAGTCGGCATCGATGCAATGGCCGATTGCCGCGGGGCTACGCGGGCCGTTTGAGCGGCTTTTTGTGCGGTGGGTTGTGCCAGTTGACCAAAGCTCGCACAGTAGCGGTTGTTAGGGTCGAAGAAACGGAGCCTCGCGGCTATGTCGATTTCGAAAGAAGCGCGACGCACGATGAGTCATGTTCTCGGGGCGATGAGGCCTGAGCCCCCGGAGGATTTGACCGAAGAGCAGGGGCAAATCTGGCGCGAGATTACGGCTGATCTGCCATCGGCCCGGGTTTCCGGCTTGGATGCTGTTGCTGACCGAGTATTGCCGGCACATCAGTTATGCCAGGACGATTGACGAGCATCTTGCGCGTCTGCGTGAAACGCCATTATCCGGCGCTGAAGACGCCGAGACCGCACGCTTGATTTGTCTGCAATTTGCGCATGAGGCGCGTGAGGAATCGCGCGTCATTGCTGATCTTGCCGCCGCGTTGGGATTTTGCGGGACTGCGAGAGTGCACTGAGGCGCCCGCCGCGCTCAAATGCCCCCACGCCGCGTCTCAATTCCTTTCAATAGGTCGTAGTCGACTGGCATAAAGGAGAGGTCAAATGTGGACCTTAGTGATTATCACGTTGCTGACAGCGCAGAGTGGCGGTGGTGGTGCGTATAACAGGTCAGGCGCAAGCACCACGACATCGTTCCTCGACTTCAAAGATCGACAGAGTTGCACCGCGGCGTCAAATGCACTCGCGGTAAAGTCTGATACGTTCCCGGGTGGAGCGACTGGAGTGGGCGGCATTTACCAAATCATTGCGAAGTGTGTTGCCCGATAATGAGCGTGGCTGCGAGGTCTCTGGGGCGCCGTTGGATGGGGTTCGCGCGATTCTCCGCTTGCGCGGCGCGTGGGCGCGGCAGCGGGGCAGCAAAGCCTAGCCGGCTCAGCCGCACCGTTGTTGTGGTCACGGCGACCACCGTCTCCCCGCACGCCATCATAGGAACGCACCACACTCCCATGATGTCCAAAGGCGCGCGCGCTGGGGCATGGCGCGTTGCACCACCAGTTGGTTTGTTGGGAGTGGCGGCATGATCAGACTCGCATCTCGCTCAACCCGGCGCTCTCTGACCGGCGTCATTTTCCTCGCGCCTCCCAGTTTTCGAGTACGTCAACGATATCGCTGCGGAGCCCTCAGAGTCTTGTGGATTAAAACCGACACTGGCTATTCCCCTTTTGATGGAAACTGCCCGAGGTTCTGCAGGGAGATTGACTAGGAAGTTGAGTAGATCATGCCCGCCACGAGCAGAAGCGGCGCGACCACCACGAATAAAACGAGACCAATAGCGATCAAAAGCTCTATCGCGGCGTTTATCCAGCCCTCGATGAGACCTCCTGTGGTCCAATCTTGCGGGAGCGGCAAAAAGATATGGAAGAACGTATCCATCGTGCTCACCTGCGTTCGCGCCGCAGCCACTCCCATAGCGGCCGCCATAGCGATGGCAAGCGAGGAGCGGTTAGCCAAGCGGGCTGAAATCGATTGGTGGGTTGGTTGCGGTTCATGGCACTTACTCGTGCCCCAAACCCTCGCGCTAAGAGGTGGTCATAAAACGCACCCCGACAATCCAAAACCCGCTGAACGCAGTGTTCGCCGCTTTTGAACAATAGGCTCGAACCGAAAAAAGACTACAAAACCGGCTGGCGGCGTATTCGGATGGTCTAAGGATAGCGCGAATGTCCTGCACTTCACCATGTCGGTTACACGGCACTGCTTCTCAGGGCCATTTGCGCAACAAGCTCGTGACGCTTTCTTGCGCCAGTCTTTTGGAAAATATTGTGTACGTGTTGTTTGACCGTTCCATCGCTCAATCCCAATTGTCGAGCGATTTCCTTATTTGACATGCCGCCGCCCACCCAAAGGAGAACTTCCCTCTCGCGGCGGGTGAGCCGCAGCCAGTGCTGGCCTAATGCAACGCTCTTGGAACTTACCATCCGACTTGGACTCCCCGGACGAGGAGCCCCCCACCCGAGGAGGTAAGGTAAAGAGCAATTGCTGCAGCGCGATGAACGAGCCGGGACGGGGGTTCCGGGGGCGGGCGTGGCGGTGTGGTCGCGCTCCGATGCGCGCGAAAAGTCTGCGGAAGTCCTCAGCAAAAACGCATGGGCGGGGGAAAGGTAAAAACATCAGCACGCCCCGTTACATAGCGGCGCGGGGCCGGTGACGCGTTCGCGTCCCCGAAACTCGGCACCCCCCATAAGGCACTGGCACGCCGGCCCTGCCGCCAGGAAGACGCGCCAGCGGCCTTCTGTGGCCCGGCGTTGGCCCTTCGGCCGCGGCTGTGGGAGCGGCGTTCTCGGTTTTATGTCAAGCCCGCGGTCGCGGGGGATGATCCGCCGATTGGGCTGGGACGGTCGCCGTTGGACAGGGGAGCGGTTAGGTTGGTGTGCGGTTTAGCCTAGGAGAGTTGCTGGAGCTGGGCGGACGAGCCCCTGCGGCTGGCTGGGGAAACCGGAATCGCCAACACGATGCCCCATCCCGCGCATTGCCGCGGGTCGCATTCGATGTTTTGCTAGCGGCGTCTTCGCGCTGCGACCTGACACAGAGCCGCAACCCCGGTTGCCTTCAGCTGTCTACGGAGAAGCTACCATGCGAGTGTCTTTGATTGGCTTGGCGGCAATGACAATCGCGCTCCTGCCCGCCAGCGCCAACGCGGCGGAAATCTTCACTCACCATCACCATCACTACTGGCGCGCCACCGGGCCACAACTTTGTCACCTTACGCCCGTTGAAGTTGTTCAACTCGATGCCCTGGGGCCGTACTGCTCGTCCCCCCGCGGCCGCTATCCCCCTTTGTTGCCCGTCCACTATCGATTTTACTATGCGCCCCATGACGGATGGTGGCCCTGGTTTGGACGTCCCTGGGGGTGGTTCGGACGTCCCTGGGGGTGGTAATAGGATTCGCGGGTGATTCCGCCCGCGAATTACGCGGTCCCCCTTTGGGGCTGACGGGTCGTCAGGCGCGACAAATCCACACCCGTTCTAATTAGCCATGGTCTGAGTTAATAAGACGGCATTTCGAAGCGCAGAGGTTTCTTAGGATGGCATTTCGAGGACGACGACCGACACCAACGCATCTCAAGCTCTTGCGCGGCGTTCCTGGACATCACCCGTTAAACAAGCATGAGCCCGAGCCAAGTGCGTCCGTTGAGCCCCCGCCGGCGCCGGATTTTCTCAGCGATTACGCCCGCGCTGAGTGGGATCGGATTGCTGTGGAGCTTTACCGCCTTAAGCTTCTGACCGTGGTCGACATTGCGCCGCTGGCGGCCTACTGCGAATCCTATTCGGTCTGGCGCACCTCGGTCGAGAAGCTCAAGGAGATGGCCGCGCGCGATCCTGCGATGAGTGGTTTATTGGTCAAGACGCGTCATGATAGCGTTATGCAAAATCCATTGTTTTTGACTATGCGGCAAGCCGCCAGCGATATGGTTCGATATGCATCAGAATTCGGATTTACCCCAGCTGCCCGATCCCGCATCAACATCGTCGAGGCGCAGCCGGTGCCAGGCAAATTTGACGGGCTCCTCGCCTAAGCGCACTGCGGAAGGCAAGCGCCGCGCCGCGCTGGTTATCGAGTTCATTCAGCGCTTGACCGTGCCCAGCGGCAGGGGCCAAGGGCAGCCGTTCAAATTGTGCAAGTTTCAGAAGGACTTCCTCCGCGATATTTACGAGCCGCAAGTTGGCGGCTATCGTGTGGTGCGCAGGGCGGTGTTAAGCATCTCAAGAAAAAACGGTAAGTCCAGTTTGACAGCCGGCATCGCGCTCGCGCACTTGATCGGCCCGGAGGCAATCCCCAATGGCCAAATTTTTTCTGCTGCCACTGACCGAGAGCAAGCTGCGATTGTCTTCAAGACCGCGCAGCAGATCGTCCAACTCGAGCCCGAACTGGCTGCGAAAATTGAAATCATTCCTTCAACAAAAACGATGGTGGCGCGGCCGAACGGCTCGATCTATCGCGCGATCAGTGCAGAAGCCGGGACCAAACATGGATATTCGCCGAGCGTCGTAATTTACGACGAATTGGCGCAAGCCCGAAACCGGGACCTTTATGACGTGCTCGACAGCTCGTTCGGCGCGCGCGAGGAACCGCTGTTTGTTATCATCTCTACGCAGTCGAACGATCCCGAGCATATTTTATCGCGACTGATTGACGACGGTCTCTCGGGCACCGACGCGTCGATCATCTGCCACTTGCACGCAGCAGATGAAGGCTGTGAGCTGGATGACGAAGCGCAATGGCTCAAGGCCAATCCTGGCCTCGACGTTTTTAGGGACAGAGAGGATCTGGCGGCACAAATCAGAAAGGCCCAGCGCCTGCCGGCTGAGGAGCCGAAGGTCCGCAATCTTTTGTTGAACCAACGCATCTCGCCGGTCTCGAGGCTGATCTCGCGGGCGGAGTGGATGGCGTGCATCGGCGAGGCCGAAATCGAGGAGTGCGAAGTGGTCTACCTCGGGCTCGACTTGAGCAGCACAACCGACTTGACAGCGCTGATCATGGTGACGGCAACGGACCCTGCACGAGTTCGGTCGTTTTTCTGGAAGCCCGCGGAGACTTTGCGTGAGCATTCTTTCCGCGATTTCGGCGCCGGCGATCACCGCTATCTCGAATGGCGCTCCCGCGGGGATTTGTTTACCTGTCCCGGTCGCGCCATTGATCCAGGCGTGATTGCGTCCTTCATCGCCGAGCTACAGCGCAGCTACAACATTCGCGGTATGGCTTATGATCGCTGGCGTTGCGACGAGCTTTTGCGTGAGTTCGACCGCATCGGTTTATCCGCGTACAAGGACGGTGAAAAAGGCGGTGGCGGCCTGCGTTTGATTCCATGGGGCCAAGGTTTCAAGGACATGGGGCCCGCGATCGACGCGCTCGAAATTGCAATCATGGAGCGGAAACTGGTGCACGAAAACGTTCCGATCCTAAACTGGAGCGTTGGCAATGCCGTGGCGACTACGGATCCGGCGGGCAATCGGAAAATGGACAAAGAGAAGGCGCGGTTTCGCATCGACGGTGCGGTGGCCTTGGCGATGGCGATGGGCTTGCGCGCGCTCGATCACGGTTCTGCCCACGCCATCGATGTCGAGGCGCTCATAGGCTGACAGAAAAACAAGTGTGACGGCAGGGCGTGCGGTGATAGTGGTCCACAGGCGAAAGCTGTCGCGTTAAGAATTTATTAGCGCCGCTCGACGAAGCATTGCCGCCGCTTCCATCACTTTGGAGCCTCACCGGCAGGGCGCGCCTCCTTTCGTCTCTCCACACTAGCGGAGGTGCCGCCCTGCGGACCATTCACTTTCTGAATGGAGACGCCCTTGGTCGCGCTAGTCGCGGCTCTCTTTGCTTGTTAACCATAAATGTTAACCATAAAATTAAAAAGGGCTTGAACTACGAGCAAATTTGAGCGCGGAAACCGGTACGCCGCGATCAAAGTCGTGTAGATTTTGGTTATCTGCCCTTATCCAGGCTAGCCGAAGCCACGCGACGGTAGTGACGGGCAGCGAAAAGTGCCATCGGCGGGCGCTGCAATCCTTAGACCCTCTTTTTGGTCCTTTGCATAGCTGGCGAGTTTGCGCGCTTGCGAGCGCGCGGGCTTAAGTGGTGGCCCACTTGGGCTGCACCCAAATTACGAGCAGCAGGAGCGCTCCACATGAAAAGCCTCTATCAGTTGCCTAGCCTCGCGGCGTTAGTCGCGGGGTCGAGTATTGCACTGCTTGCCGCTGCGCAAGCAGCAACGTTAGATTTTGGCCCAGGACTAACCCCTCCGCCTCCCCCTGGAAGACCCCAGGCCGCATTCGTTAGTACAAACGGCGGCTCCGGTCCCCCCAACACCCGCCTTGAAGTCGGTATGGACTTTGAAATAACCGGCAATGCTTCATTCGACAGCGTCAACGGCACCTTTACATGGGATCTACCGAATCATATCTTTATTTCCGGATATGACTCGAACCTCCTTGTTTTCAACACTGTCAATTTGAATGGCGGCCCTCCGCCAACCTTTACCTTTACCGGTGGTGCTGACAGTTTGACGGCTACAGTCAATCTCACCAAAGTTGAGGACACCAGCCCAGTGCTTATTGGTGGGTACACAGTAGACTCCATATCTGGCAGCCCGGAATTTACAAGCAACTTCGGCGCTCCTGGTAGTATGGGCAATTTCTCATGGACACTCAATGGAAACGGTCCGGGGTCGCTCGGCGCGCTTCTTGTGAGCCCGGGTGGCAGCTTTATCGCTACGCCAACATCTACCGGTACGCTAACTCCAGTAGGTCCACCAAGTGAAGTACCGCTTCCGCCCGCGGTTTATTTGTTTGGTAGCGTCCTCGGCGGTGCGTTCTGGCTAGGCCGCAAGAAGCGCAACGCAGTTAGCGGTCTGAGTTCGGCATAGGCCTAACGCTGATCGCTTAATGCATCATCCCTGACGGGCTAGGCGCTACCGCGAATGCCTTTCGCCGGTCACGCCTAGCAATCTCATAGCGCGCCCCGCTCACCAGTCGCCCTCCGGGTACCGCCTCACTACTCGTATCCTGCTCCGGATCATGAATCGGCTGATCGGCTTCTTCGCGATCGCGACCTCGAACGCGGCGTAGGCCAGGTCGAGGGTGCGGCAGATCGCCAGCGTCTCGTAGCGGTTGCCCTCGAACCACTCCTCGACGTTGAAGTTGAAGCTGGGCAGCCAGTGATCTGGTGGCGGACTCAGCGTCATTCTTCTTCCGTCTTGCGTAGGAGCTTGGCGGGCCTACCCAGTCATGGTGCAGGCATCTACTCCAAGTTCGTGGCAGGCCTCCTCATAGGCCACGTTAAGCTCGGCCATTATGGTGTTGCTGCCGCCTGCATCGGGATGGCATAGGCGAGCCTTTTCGCGATAAGTCCTGTCGATCTCGGCGCGGGTGCCGGTCCAGTCTGGAGGTTTACCGAATGCCTGGCGCCATGGTTTCTTCCAGTTGGGTGGAGTGATGGCGAGAAAGCCGCGGAAGGCGCGCTTCATCATCATGCGGCCGCCGTGCCGCTCCAGCTGACGCATCGCCTCGACTGCCAAGGTCAGGGTGCGCAGATTACCTGCCACAGTCACGAACTGATCGCGCGCCATGACCAGCTGCTCACCGTCGAGGGTGAAGTAGACGGCGACGCCAGGATCGGCGATGTGTCGAGTCTCGCTGTAGGGCAGACCGTCGAGGCGCAGCTCGACGTTGGTCGACACCACAAGTCCTTTGGCGCCGAGTAGCCGCAGTTCTGCCAGTAGCTGATCACGCGCCCGCCCCATGTTGAGACGATAGCTCTTGCCATGGAAGCGATGATCGTTCTCTCGCGCACCAGGGGCAGTCCTCGGCCAGCCGTCTGGCCACCACAATGGGTATGCTTCAGTCATTGAATCAGCTCCTCTGCGAAATTCATTGCCAATGCGAAGCATGAGAGGCTGCGCCACCCGCTGAGTCCTGTCCACAACCAGGTCAATTTTTGTTGAGGATATTTCAGGTTGTAATGTTGCGTTTGAGTTATTGGAGATGACGCGGCGGGGCCTAGTGGAAACGGCGGCGCGCGAGTGGCTGAGCGTCGGCAAGCGTCGGCCCCGCGCCGGCCTGCAGCCGCCCCAACGAGCTGCCGGCGCGGGCAGTGGTGGTTGCCGAGCTCTTAGCTCTCCTCCGGCTCAGCATCGGCTTCTCTGTGGCGGGCGAGGGTTTTGGCGAAGGCGGCGAGGTATGCCTCGATCCGGTTGAAGGACCACCCCACTTCAATGAGCCGTTCGCAGTCCCGTGTCCCAACTCGCTCCGATTCGAGGCTCTCGGCCAGGCGCGGCGTCGGCAGTGATGTTACAGGTCGCGACGGGGGTGGAGGCGCTGAAGCGGCGGCCGCGGCTGTGGCTGCTCGCTGTCGGAGGCGGGCTAGGTATCGACGGTTGCGCTCGACGCCAGTCATGGCGCGTTTGCCGAGGGGATGGCGGCTCATATGACACCCTAGTATTCCGTCATATGACGAATGATGA